CTGGTATTGGAGATGCCACATCGAATGAAAATACTGCGTTTTGGCAGGCAATGGCTAGACCTTATGGATTTAGCCCTCTTGAGACAGGACCTCGTAAGGAACTTCGTAAGAATATTAAGATCTTGAAAACTGTCGAATATATAATGGATTCACCCGAGTCTAACGAGGATCACCTTACCTGTCGTATGCGTCATATCGACTTTTCCATGTATTTTAATAGGAAACAAAAATACCGTTGGGGACGTATCAGTGACCTAACCAACATGAACGTTCAAGACGTACCGAATGACCAAGTCTTCGGACCTAACGTGTTTTCTACGAAAGTCGAACCGAAAGCCCGTATATATCTCATGATTAGGGCGTTATGCCAGTATCAGGGACCCAATGTCGCACCTACTAATGCGGTCTATCCGTCATATGACATAAAATTGGACCTGACTCATAAGTCTGTAGATTAAACTATGAAGAATCTTAGATTCTCACACTTGCGGCGAACGCCGCTAATCCTTTAAAATAGGGGGGGCGAGCGGAGCGGAAGCGACGCCGTTTCCCCCCCCAGGGCTGAGACTGACAAAGTCCCGGGTGAAGTAGCCAGAGAGTCTATTATTACCTCTCTGGGTACTTCCTACTACTTTGCCCCGGGGAACCCCGGGCTGAAAATTATTTTCTTTAGTAGGAAGTAAAAGGATGCCTTCCCACCAGAGCCAGCGCTTCGTTGTCACAAATTTTAATTTGGAGACTGACTATGCCGCGATGATAGCAGCCCCGGGCTCTATCTTTCGCTTTATTGCCGCAGGGCGTGAAACTTGCCCGACCACCGGGAGGGAGCACGACCAGGCATTTGTTTATTTGCATAAGCGCAAGGCTACGGGCGCACGCACATTAAATCAACTTGGTAGAATGTTTGGGCCCGTTCATGCTAATGTTGAGGAGATGCGGGGCTCATTTTATGATAATGAGACCTATTGCTCCAAGGAGGGTCAGCTGCGAAAGTTTGGCCGACCCCCGGTTCAAGGAGCCCGGGGTGACCTTGAGGAGACCAAAGAGGCCATTTTGGCCGGTCATGTCACGCCAACCGAGATAATGAAGGAGAATCTCGCGTATTACCACCAATACGGGAGGACGTTCAAGGAGCTTCATTCTGTCGCTATGCGTCAGCGTTTCAGGACTCAACATACTAAGGGGATCTGGTATACCGGGGCTGCAGGCGCTGGTAAGTCCACGCATGCGTATGAGAACTTCAGTCCTGAAACGCATTACGTTAAGAATCTTAAGGACGAGTGGTGGGACGGCTATGCTCAGCAAAAGTACGTGGTGTTCAACGAATTCCGCGGGCAGATCGACTTTGCTGAGCTAATGGATCTTGTCGATAAGTGGCCTAAAACGGTCAAGATCCGTAATCAGGAGCCAGTCCCGTTCACGAGCGAGTTTCTTATAATTACGAGCAATCTTTCGCCTGGTAAGGCTTATGAACGGGAGTTTACTGGGGGCGTTGAGGATTGGGGGCAATTCACTCGTAGGTTCAAGGTGATCGATTTGGTCGAAGGAACTATTTCTCACCCAACTCCTCCTATTTCAAGGTCGAAAATTCCGACTGTGTTTCGGGACGTTCCTCATGAAATGCCAAGGATTGATGCCCCGGTCGATGACGGGGATGCGGATTATAAGGAAATGAAGAATTTAGATTCTACAGAATTATTTTCTCCGCTTAAAGTAACCCCATGGCTTACCCCCGCCGCACCGCCCGTCGCGTCGTGCGCAAAAGTGCCCCCCGCCGCAAAATGCTCGCTAAAACCGGCCCTCGTTATGGCTCCACGCGGAACTACATCGCAGCCGGCGCAGCCCTCGGCGCCATGGCTGCGTCTCGTTTCAGGACCGCTAGATCTGCGTCCGAATATATGAAAAAAAAGCGTGGCTCTTCTTCATCCGAGTCTTCTGCTGGTGCTTCGAAATCTGTGGATCAGGGTCTTGCTGATTACAAGAAGTCAACGGCCAGATATGGGAAGCCTGCTTCAATAGCCGCATTAACTACTAAGGCTACCCGTATGAATTTGAACACCACAGTGTACAGTATTTACAATTACGGGCCATGGAACCGCGGGTCAGGTAATTTGATGATTCGTTCGAATCAGTCTGGAGCCGGCGGTACCGATTTAATACAACCTATTCATCTATGGGAATTGAACGGAGTACCGCAGGGTCAAGCAGCAGATATTAGATTTCCTGCTGCGTTTTATGAATTAGGATTTAATAATGAAACGTCGGCTGGTGCCGTCAAGTGGTATACCCACGTAAATAATGCAGCGACTACCGCTACGGGATTGGATCAAAGCGCAGGATTGTTTAGCGCTAATTACAATCCACATCTCACGTACACCGATAAGATAAAGGACCTGAATCTTCAAAATTATCAGGGTCCTGGTACAGATGATATCTTCGAGAAGGTGCGTTGTACGATGGTTTTGAACGGACCTCAGCAACGTAGCACAAAATGGTGTATTCAGATAGTTCAGCTATCGGAAGAAGTGACACCTGGTATTGGAGATGCCACATCGAATGAAAATACTGCGTTTTGGCAGGCAATGGCTAGACCTTATGGATTTAGCCCTCTTGAGACAGGACCTCGTAAGGAACTTCGTAAGAATATTAAGAT